GGTGAATGAGGAAGCGATGCTCCTTGTTAATGCTTACGAGAGGAAGCAAGCTGTCCAAATGGTTGAGAAATCGGCCAACAGGATGCTTTATTCATTCCTTCTTTTGAGAAAAGGGTATCGTCGCCAAGCCATGAAGGCCTTAGGGTTAACCCCGAAAGGTAAAAAGTGGAACAAGGCGAAAGATGTATCGGGCCTATGGCTCGAGTTTCATTTTGGATGGGAGCCTTTAATCAAGGACATTCACTCCGCGGTAGAAATACTGCAAGCGGATGTTTCTCCCAGTATTGCTCGAGGTGTCGGATCAACAACGACGACTACCGGAAGCGTGTCCGCCAAAGATAAATGGTGGAATTCACGAGTTCGGAATAAGTTCATCGCCAAGATCCAAGCCGAAGTGTCGGTAACCAACCCGAACCTTCATCGAGCAGCACAGCTAGGTCTGATAAACCCAGCTTCCGTAGCATGGGAGCTAATCCCTTTTAGCTTCCTAGTAGACTGGTTCATCCCAGTTGGCCAATTCCTCAACTCCTGGACCGATTTTGCTGGTCTGAAGCTGGATAACGCCTTCACTACTGTGTATCTTCGTGCAGACAGTCAAGAATGGCTATACTACCCTGGGCGCCCCGACCTTACATCCTATTTGGATAGCGAGGGAGCGGGTGTCTATAGGAGTCTTGGTGTAGCTGTTCCTTTCCCTGTTTTCAAGGAGTTTAAGGGCTTCTCTGTGACACGTGGCGCTACAGCAATTGCGCTGCTACTCTCAGGTTTTAATCAACAGCTCAAGTCCGATAAGACTCGGATGCGGCTCTAAGGAGTATTTTGCAAATGGCAGCAATCACTAACGTGACAGTAAAGAAGGCGGATGGTACGACTGATATCGTCTATACCGCTATTCAACCCGCATCGGGTGATGGACAGTTCGCTGTTTGGAGGCAGGAAGATACATCTGTCCCCTCAGCATTCCGTCCTACGCTCAAGATGAAAACTTCTGATAACGGTCCAAAAACCGCTCGGAAGCCTCACCTAGAGTATTCGTATCCCTATACCTACACGGATTCCACGACTGGTCTTAAGATGCAGGCACATGTTGTGCTCGCATCGTCCGACTTCCTCGTGCCGACGCAGGTACCGGATGCGGTTATCGCAGAAGCGGTCCACCAGTTCACGAATCTACTTGTGAACACGGCGGTCCGCGACTCCATCAAAGCGGGCATCACGCCTACCTAAGAGGAGTTTGCGACATGTCTACATTTGACGATACAGTTAGTGTAGTCCTTCTAGTTCTTGAGGACATTGGCACTCCCCGCTCACTTATGGTGAAGCTTTTAATAGAGCATGGGGAGTGGACTCAACTTGGTAATCTAACAGTTGAGCCCGCGCACTACCTAAC